CACCCCAGATAAGGAAGCCTCGGACTCCGGCACAGGCGCAGAGTCCTCAGTCATAAGCATCACCAGCTCGGACTCCGGTACGGGCGCGGATATTGGGTATCTCTACGATCCATCAGTGTTCTGGCCGGCAGAAGGTTCAGACTCCGGCACAGGCGCAGACTCATCCACGGCTCCCGAAGTAACGCTCCCGATTCCTACAGACTCCGGTGTCGGCGCTGAGAAGTCCGAGCGGTTCATCCTGTTCGCCAGCGCCACCATATCAGCCTACTCCCTTGGAGGCTACCTGCCCACCGGATCAGCCGGCACGGACTGGCCGGACGAGTTCCAACTGTTCGAGACGGACGACTATCTCGGAGATCCGCTGATCCAGGAGGGCCTGCTCTCTCTCACCAATTCCTACACGCATGTGCCCGTGTCTCTGACCCCGGAGGCCAAGTCCGGCACGTTGTCTCCGTGCTATCTGGATGACTATTATTATCGGATTCATGTGGTTCCGAATTACATCGACCTGGGCCAGATGCTCTCCGACGAGACGCACGACATCACGATCTGGAACGCGTATTTCGTGCCTCAGACCATGACCTCGGTTACCGAAGTCAGCACGGACGGCATCGATCTGTCCGAGCCGGTCACGATCCCCTATGAGTTCGCGCCTCTTGAAGAGGTTACCTACGAGGCATCTGTAACCATGAATGGCCCGTCCACCATCGGCGCCACAGTCTATTTCAATTTCTCCGCGCTGTTCGCGGACTCCACGCCGTACTGCATGATTGTCGGCAGCCGCATTATGCTCTGGCGGTGGCCTCCCGAGGGAGACTACGTCGAGGAGCTGCGCTGGATGACCGACGTGATTCAGACGCGGCTCGGAGAACAGCGGATCGCGTATCTGGACGCGCCGAGGCAGGTCTTCAAGCAGGACTTCCTGAGGCCCCCCGAGGAGATGACCGAGATTCGGGTCGTAATCGCCAACCGGGTTCATGGCGTGTGGGGCGTCCCGGTGTGGGATGAGTTCAGCGTCGTGTCTGCGGGCGCCGGCGCGTCGTCCATCAATTTTGACACCAGTCATGCGGACTATCAGGAAGGCGGCCGCGCCGTCCTGTGGGAGTCGGCCGAAAAGGCCGCGGCCATCTCCATCGTCACGGTCCGGACCGACGGCATCGACATCGATCCGCCCTTGCTGGACGACTGGACCGGCGCACGGATCATGCCGCTGCAAACGGCGATCACTCCGGAGGGGTTTTCATTTAAGCGGGGCAAGCACCCGTGGACGGCGTTTTCCGGCGAGTTTCTCTGCACGGACAACGTCGATCTGGGTGATGACACGGCCTATCCGCTGTACCGGGGATACCGGGTGCTGACCGACTCGGACATCGTGGTTGGAGACCTGTCCGAGCGTATTTCCCGTCCCCTGGAACAGATCGACAACGGCCAGGGGCCGATCACGATCATCACCAAACAGGACTATTCCGCCATTGCGAGGGCGTTTTTCAAGGCAACAAAGACACGCGCGGAGCTGTGGGCGTTCCGTCAGTGGCTGCACGCCCGGCGCGGAAAACAAAAGGCTTTCTGGTTGCCGACCTGGCACGAGGATCTGCGCCTGGCCGCCACGGCCACGGCCCTGACCACGGACATCGAAATAGAAAAGACGACCCTGCTGGCCGTGCACGGGTCTTTTCCGTGCGACTGCATGCTGCGGCTCACAAGCGGATCGATCCTCTACCGCCGAATTCTTTCCGCATCGGCGACGCCCTCCGGCAATGTCACGATATCGATCGATTCTGCCCTGGGCGTGGAGGTGGATCCGGCGGACGTGGACCTGTGGTGCTTCATGGATCTTTGCCGGCTGAACACCGACGCGGTCGAGCTGTCACACCGGGATCCCTGCCGCATGCGCACCACGATACCGGTTATGAGGTTGCCTGAATGAGTTTTGAAACATACGAACACAGCGTGGAGTCCGGAGAGCCGTACGAATTGTACGACTTTGTCCGGGGCGTCTGGCATATGTACTTGACCACCCGCAAGACGCCGCTCACCGTGACCGGCCTCCAGGTCTATGAGCCGGCCAGCATCACCCGCAGCCGGATCCCGCACGGGGAGGACATCGCCAAAGACGCGATCACCATCACCGTGCCGATCGACCACGAGCTGGTGTCGGAATTCCTACATTTTGCGCCCGAGGAGAGTGTATCCGTGACCGTTCGAAAGCTGCACCGGTCCCTGGCCTACGCCTCGGCGGTGGTGTGCTGGAAGGGCCGGGTGGTGTCAATTGAGCCGCGCGGAGAGCGCGCGGAGTTATCCTGCGAGTCGCTGTATACCGCCACAAGGCGGCACGGCCTGCGTTTGAGGTGCGAGTTGATCTGCCAGCGGATACTGTACGGCGCGGCCTGCGGGGCCAATCAGCCGGCCCAGCGCGTGGATGACGCGGTCTCCGCCATGCCGACTACGACAGCACTGACCATGAGCGCGATATCCGGCTACGACGCCGGGTGGTTTTCCGGCGGCATCCTGGCCTGCGGCGCGGGGCAGCGGTATATCCTGTCGCACTCCGGTAATGCGCTGACGATATCCCGGCCCCTGGACGGCCTGGCGGCAGGCATGACCGTGGCCCTGTACCCGGGCTGCGACCGCACGATGGCGACCTGCAAGGCAAAATTCAACAATCTGAACAACTACCTGGGGTTCCCGTGGATGCCCGGCAAGAACCCGTTCACGGTGTCGATCAAGTAAGGAGTCTGCATGGCCTGGCCTTTTTTTGCCACTTTTTTTTTGAAGCTCTTTATCGCTGTGGCCATATCGTATCTCCTGGCGCCGCGGCCGAAGACGACAGGCGTCAAGGCGTCCGGCATCGATGCGTTCAAGGTCACGACCGCGCAGGTGGGACGGGAGTTCCCGGTGTTGTTCGGCAAGAAAAAACTGACCAGCCCGAACGTGGTCTGGTATGGCGACCTCAAGGCCGTGGCGATCCGGGAGAAGGTCAGCTCCGGCCTGTTTTCGTCGAAAAAGGTCACGGTGGGATACAAGTATCACCTGGGTATGCACCTGGTGTTGGCCCACGACATCGACTCGATCACACAGATCGAGAGCGACGGCAAGACCGCCTGGACCGGCACGTCCACGGGGGGAACCATCACGATCAGCGCTCCGGACCTTTTCGGGGGGGTGAAGAGCGGGGGCGGCATCACGGGCAGCGTGGACTTCGAGACGGGCGATTCGGATCAGACCCCGAACGACTACCTGCAATCGGTCTATGACACTACGGACATCCCGGCGTTCAGGGGCGTAGCGTGTCTGGTGCTGCGGCAGGTCTACCTGGGCACCAGCGAATACATCAAGGAATGGCACATATGGGCCAAGAAGATCTACAACGGCTGGTATGCGGCCAAGGCCTCGATCGGCGACGATATGAACCCGGCCCACATCATCTACACAGTGTTGACGGATACCGAATTCGGCATGGGTGAGGATGCGTCGAGCATCGACGATGCGGCGTTCCAGTCCGTGGCGGACACGCTGTACAGCGAAGGGTTTGGCTTGTCGTTTATGTGGGATCACTCGTGCGAGATCGGGGAGTTCATATCCGAGGTTCTGGTCCATATCGACGCCAGCCTGTACACCGACCTGCATACCGGGTGCATCACGCTTAAGCTGATCCGCGCCGACTACGACATCGATGTCATCCCCCTGTTCGACGAGAACAACATCGTGGAGATCACCTCCTTCCGGCGCCGCACCCTGGACGACATCGCCAACAGCGTCACGGTAAAATTCTGGAATTCAAGCACCGGCGAGGACGACTCGGTGACCCTGGCGGACATCGCGATGGTGGCCGTTAGCGGCCGCACGAACAATGTCGAGATGGACTACCCCGGCATCACCGATCCGGACCTGGCCGCCAGTGTGGCGGCCCGTGATCTGCGTGCCCTGTCCAACCCCCTGGCCAACGCGGTGATCCGCGTCAACACCGAGGGCATTCAACTTTCGCCGGGCAGCCCGTTTCTCCTGTCTTGGGAGCAGTACGGCATCACCCAGATGGTGATGCGCGCGACCAACGTCGAGTATGGGGAGTTCGGCGACAGTTCCATTTCCATTGAGTGTGCCGAGGACGTGTTCGGCGCGGCAGCCGCGGTGTACGACTCCGCCCCGGCGTCCCTGTGGACCAGCCCCTCCAGCGCGCCGGCAGCTTGTCCGATCCATGCGGCAATGGAGGTCCCTTACCATTTTTTGGCGCTGGAGTATGGCGACGCGGCCGTTCAGGCCCTGGCCTCTACGGCCGGGTTTGCCGGCGTCACCGGCGCAAGGCCGAGCGGCGATGCGCTGGACATGATCCCCTGTTACAAGTTGTCTACGGACTCCGTATACACTGAATATGAAGCCGTCGATTTTGCGGCCTGGTGCCAGCCGACCGTGGCTGTGGCCATATCGGACACGGTGCTGTCCGTGGCCTGGTCGGGCGGCTATGACGTCGTAGAGGGAGGGCAGTGGGGCGTCATCGACTCTGAGATCGTCTATGTCGTGAGCGCCGGCGCAAGTTCGGTCACGGTCGCCAGGGGCTGTCTGGATACCGTTCCGGCGGCCCACACAACCAGTGCGAACCTGCTGATATTTGATGATCTGCCGTTCAGCCCCACGCAGTACGCCAGCGGCAATACGGTCAACGCGAAGCTGTTACCCCGGACGGGCCTGGGCACGCTGGACATCGATGATGCTGCGGCCCAGTCCATCGCGGTGGCCGGTAGGCTGTACAAGCCGTATCCGCCCGCACGCCTGCGAATCAATACTTTGCAGGAGCCGGACGAATTTCTGTTGGGTGAGACCCTGACGCTGACATGGAAGCACCGGGACCGCACGGCGCAAACATTATTAATGGTCAATACCGAGACCAACACGGACTACGGCCCTGAGACCGGCACGACCTACAGCCTCTCCGTCAAGCGGACGGACACGATGGCCGAACTGTATTCGGCGTCCGGGATCTCCGCCAATACGGTGGATGTCACCAGCGCCAACATCGGCTACACCGGGACGATACAGGTCTCGCTCTGGTCCGTCCGAGGCGGTGTCGCCTCCCTCCAGCAGCAGGTGCGAGTGTTCGATTACGCCATCCCGTGACCTGGATAAAGGTTGGATGAATAGTTTGCTTGTTGTGATGATATAGTGAGTGCAACCTGCCATATAACCAGCGTCGGCAACCGTCGGCCCACGCTTATAAGTAAAAAACAGGCAGTAAACACAGAAAAACGCATCAACCGATTGTAAAGTAGGAGGAATAGTAAAGAAAAGACTGACGGACTGCTCGCCGATTTGGTATATTCAATCGGGGACTATT